GAAATGGCGCGCGTCACTGGCGGGCAAGTGACGGCGTGCTCGAACGTAGGCTCGCTCAAGGAGTGGGCCGCCGACTATGGCGTGATGCCGGACTCGCTCGCGAAGGCCGAGCTGAAGGATCTGCTCGAGGAAGAGTGCCTGCCGGAGCCCGTCAAGGCGGCACTGCGGCTGCGCCAGTCAGCCGGCCGCTTCACGAGCGTATCCAAGCTCTCCGCCATCGTGCGCCGCGAAGTCGGCGGCAGGGTGCCCTACCAGTTCCAGTATCACGCTGCGACGACGGGCCGGTGGGCTGGCCGCGGCGTGCAGTTGCAGAATTTCCCTAGGGACATCCCGATCGCGCAGGATGTGGAGGATATCCTGAAGTTAGTGCGCGAGGGCCGCATACGCTGGCTTGATCTCGCCTACGGCGAGCCGAGCCTGATGATCTCCAAGTGCCTGCGCGGCTTCATCCACGCGGCGCCGGGAAAGACACTCATCGGCGGAGACTTCTCCAACGTGCAGGGCAGGGGCATCGCCTGGCTGGCAGGAGAGGAGTGGAAGCTGGATGCCTTCCGCGCGTATGACGCGGGCACGGGCCCGGACCTCTATCTCGTCGCGGCGGCGCGCATCTGGGGGCGCGAATTCAAAAAAGAAGACCCCGAGCGTCAGCACGGCAAGGTGGCAGAGCTGGCTTGCGGTTTCGGCGGCGGGAAGGGCGCGCTGCTGAAAATGGCCGAGACGTACTTGGTCAAGATCGACGAGGCGCTGGCCGAGGACATCAAGACGCGCTGGCGTGATGCCCACCCGAAGATCAAGCAATACTGGTACGACCTTCAAGATGCGGCGATCAACGCCGTCAAGACCCCTGGCGACATCTTTCCTGCCGGCGCTTCCGGCCGCCAAGTTCATTTCAGAAAGCGCGGCTCGTTCTTGTGGTGCCGGCTGCCGAGTGGCCGCGTGCTGTGCTATCCGTACCCCGATCTGCGCACGGACGATTTCGGCATGTACCTGACGTTCAAAGGCGTGCCCGATCCCGTGGCGTGGGGTGCGTATCAGAACGCGAAAGCCGAGGGGCGCGAGCACCACGTCATCGTCGAAGATCCCACGAACTGCCGCGAGTGGTGCCGCATGAAGACCTATGGGGGGCGCCTTTCGCAAAACGTAGACGACGCCATCTGCCGCGATCTGCAGGCCGAAGCGATGATGCGCATCGAGGCTGCAGGTTTCCCGATCGTGTGCCATGTCCACGACGACGTGATGGCGGAAGGCCAATTCAACGAAGATGATAAAGTGAAATTTCAGGCGCTGATGAAGGTTGTGCCGGAGTGGGCTAGGGATTTCCCGATCGCTGCCGACTGCTGGATGGCTCCTCGCTACAGGAAAGGGTGAACGTGGACAACAAATCAGACCTGATCGACCAGGCCAACGAGACGGCGGAGCTTTTCAACCGCGCCGCGCTCTCGCAGCGCCAGCCAGAAGGCCCCGCGGCGACGGGGCACTGTTTCAACTGCGACGCACTGCTCGCTGCCGGCTTGCGCTGGTGCGACCAGCACTGCCGCGAAGACTGGAGTAAGAGGCAGCGCGCCGACGCGCTCCGTCAAGCGGACGCGGAGTGAGCATGCTGGAGAGCGCACTCGCGCTCGCGCGGCAGGGTTTCGCCGTATTTCCGATCACCCCGGGAGCTAAGTCGCCGCCGCTCATCAACGACTGGCCGTATTTCGCCACAACGGCGGAAGGGCAGATCCGGTCGTGGTGGACGCAGTGGCCCGCGGCGAATCCGGGGGTGCATTGCAAGGGCCTTGTCGTTTTGGACGTGGACGAGCAAAAGGGCGGATTCGATTCGCTCGCGGCGCTTGAACAGGAGATCGAACTTGAAGCTACTTACGAGGTGGAAACTCCGCGTGGCGGGCGCCACATCTTCTATCGCTGCACGGAGCCTGTCAGCAATGGCGTCGATGTGCTCGGTCGCGGAATCGACGTTCGGACGGATGGCGGATACGTTGTCGGTGCAGGCTCTCGCACTACCGCCGAGTACCGAGTTGTCGCAGACGAGCCAGTCGCCGCACTCGACCCTGACCTGCTGGGACGGCTACTTCTGCGAGTTCGCCCCGGACGTAATCTGGATCGAGTCGCTGTCGATACCGACGCAGACGCCGCCGTTGCGCGCGCCGTAGATTTTCTTACCCGCCACCCAATCGCTATCGAGGGCCAGGGCGGGGATCACCACACGTTCCGCACCGTCTGCCGCGTCCGAGATTTCGGCGTGCCGGAGGAGCGAGCGGCCGAAGCCTTGGCCGAGTGGAACGAGCGGTGCATCCCTCCCTGGCTCGCCGAAGACCTCCAAGTCAAGATCCACAACGCCTACCGCTACGCGCAAGACGCGGCCGGGAAGCTAACCCCCGAGGCGCTCGGGTTTGAGGTGGTCCCCTCCAATCCGCAAACTGGAGGGGATCGTACTAAAACCGAGCACGATCATGCTAAAAACGAGGACAGCGAGCTGCTCCACCCGGCCGATGTCACCCTCGATTCGATTCTCGGCTCCGACTACCTCATCAAGGGGGTGCTGGAGCGTCAATCGAACGCGGTGCTCTTCGGCCACTGGAACGTAGGGAAGACCTTCGTTGTGCTCGACATGGCGGCGGCCATCGCCACCGGCGAGCGCTGGTTCGGTAAGCGTGTGCGCCAGGGCCGGGTGCTGTACCTTGGTTACGAGGGCATCCGCGCGATGAAAAAGCGCATGATCGCGCTGCGCGAGAAGCACCCGAAGCTCGCCAACCACGCGGCGCCCTTCGAGTGGCAGCCGGTTCGCACGGCGCTCACGAAGCCCGAAGGCGTGGCCGCACTGGCTCGCATCCTGCGGTTCTACACCGAGCGCCGCAAGGGCGCCCCGGATCTCGTCATCATCGACCCGCTGGCGAACGCACTCGGCGGAGACGATTCGGACGCTCTTCTGATGGGCTCGCTGAACGAGTGCGTGGGCGCGCTGATCGCGAAGCAGCGCTGCACCGTGCTGCGGGTCCACCACTCGGGTCACTCGAACCAGGACCGCGCCAGGGGCCACTCGAGCCTGCCGGCGGGAGTCGACACCGAGATTCGGGTAACTGAGCAGGAGATCGCGCTCACCAAGCAGCGCGATGACGTGCGCGGCAAGTTCTTTTTCAAGCTGAACGTGGTGACGCTCGGTAAGGACGCCGATGGCGACGACGTGACGACTTGCACGGTCACGCAGATCGAAGACAACGCGCTCTCGCCCGAGCTGACGCAGCCGCAGCAGGAGATGCTCGATGCGCTCATCAGGGCGCACGGCGAGGGCGGGAAGGTCTCGAAGACCGACATGCGCGACTCGACGCCCGGGATGGACGCAACGCAGCGGCGCGAGCTGGTGAGGGTTTTGGAGCGTAAGCAGTACCTGCGCATAGAGGGCGGCGGATGGGTAGTGTGCGAGCGCGGCCCGATGGCTGTCTTTGATTAAAGGAGAGAGTGATGAAAATTACCATGATCTGCGCGGTGCGTAATGCGTCGCCGGAGCGAGTGGCGGAAATGCGGTCCTACGCGGAGAAACTGCGTGCGGAAGGCCACGAAGTCCACTACCCGCCTGACGACGCCCCGCAAGATGACCCGACCGGAGAGGCCATCTGTCGGGCGCACTTCGATGCTATGAAGAGCGCGGACGAAGTACACGTGATTTGGGACGTGGACAGTAAGGGGTCGCACTTCGACCTTGGGATGGCCTACGCCTTGGGGACCAAGATTGTGCCGGTTGCTTGTGAGAAGCCGGACGGCCCCGAGAAGTCCTATTGGAAGGTCATGTGCGCGTCCGCCTCACGCAAATAGACGGCGCACTGCCGAATCTGGCGCTGATGAAGCTCGGGGCCTGGCACCAAGCGCAGGGCGACGAGGTTCTTTATAGCCGGCATGTCGATCGCCAGCCCGACGAGCCGGAGACGGACGCGCAGTACGGCAGTTCTATTTTCAGTTTCAGCGCGTTGCGCGTCGCGCGGTTTAAGCGGGCGTTCCCGCTTGCGTTGCTCGGCGGCACGGGCGCGGACCCAGAGAATCGGTACACGGTCGAGGGTATCACAGGTGACGAGTTCGACGGCTACGACTACAGCGGCTACCCGGACTTCAGCGAGTCGATCGGCTTCTCGCAGCGTGGGTGCCGCCTGAAGTGCAAATTCTGCGTTGTGCCAGGGAAAGAGGGGAAGCCCCGGAGCGTCAGCACGATTGAAGGCATCTGGCGCGGCGGGCGATACCCGAAGAAGCTGCACCTACTCGACAACGACTTCTTCGGAAACCCGGAGTGGCGGGAGCGCATCGAGGAAATTCGTGCGGGAAATTTTCGCGTCTGTCTGTCGCAAGGCATCAATGTGCGGCTCATCAACGACGAGGCGGCTGCTGCGCTCGCTACGATCCAGTATCGGGACACGAAGTTTCGTCGGCGCCAACTCTACACCGCGTGGGACAACCTCAAGGACGAGAAAGTGTTCTTCCGCGGCATGGACACGCTGGAGCGAGCAGGTATTCCGGCGAAGCACATCATGGCGTACATGCTGATCGGCTACGACCCGCAGGAGACGTGGGATCGGCTGTGGTATCGGTTTCACCGCATGGTTGAGCGCGGCATCAAACCCTACCCGATGGTCTACAACCGGGAGTTGCGACCGGATCTGCGAGCTTTTCAGCGCTGGGTCATTACGGGTTTGTATCGGGCGCTCCCGTTCACTGAGTACAAGTCCGGCTTGAAAAGTTCCGAGAGCGAATTCGCATACGTGATGTCTTAGGAGATTCGATGACGTACAAAAGCCTCGAAGCGAAGCGAGCCTACGACCGGCGCTACTGGCTGAAGTTGAAGGGCCAGGGGCCGGCGCCCTCTCAACTGCCGATCGGCACGGTTCAGCATTTGGCCGACATCAAGGGGCCGAAGCACGGGTTGCGGGCGATTTACGTGCCTGATGTGCAGGCGATGCCCGGGGTGTCGTTCAGTCATTTGGCTTGTGCGGGCAAGTACATCGCGGACAAGCGCCCGGACGTGATCGTGTGTGGCGGGGACTTCGGGGACTTTCCTTCGCTGGGGCACTTCAACTCGCCGTTGGATCGCGAGGGCTTGCGCTACCAGAAGGACGTGGACGCATTTCACGAGGCGATGGAAACGCTGATGACGCCGATTCGCAAGGCGCCCGGCTACCGCCCGTGGCAGGAGTTTCTTCTTGGCAACCATGAGGACCACATCCGGCGCTACGCCGACGAGCACCCGGAGATGGAAGGGAAAGTCGCGCTTTCGGATCTGCGGCTCGAATCCTACGGCTGGCGTGTGCATCCGTTCTTGCAGCCGGTAGGTATCGGCGGCGTTGCGTTCTCGCACTACTTCCCCTCGGGGATCATGGGGCGGCCGATCACGAGCGCTAGATCGTTGATGGCTAAGTTGCACATGAGCGCGGTGGCGGGGCACCAGCAGGGGCGCGACATCGCCTTCGGCCGGCGCGCGGACGGCGGGGACATGACGACCATCATCAGCGGGTCGTTCTACCAGCACACCTACAAGTACCTGTCGCCCTTCACCAACATGCACTGGCGCGGGATGTGGATGCTGAACGAAGTTCGAGACGGTCAGTTCGACGAGCTGCCGCTGTCGATCAAGTTTTTACTGCGTAAATTCAAGTAGTTCCCTCAATGCGGTAAAATGATTTTAGGAGGTGTCCGATGCGCAAAGTTCTGACCGCTCTGCTCGCTTCACTGCTGTTCCTCGCGCTCCCCGCCAAGGCGGAGTCGCTCCAGAAGGTGTTCGCAGGCATCAGTCCGTCAATCGCGGCGCTCTACGCGCAGAAGCACGACGGGTCGTTGCAGTTCCTGTGCTCGACCACGGCGGTAGAGAAGCAGGCGAAGCGTGTGCTGTTGCTTACCGCTTTTCACTGCGTCGACAAGGACGTGGCCTACCTGGTCAGCTTCAACGGCAAGCAGTTCTATTCCGCCCGCGTGTGGAGTCTGCCGAGATGGAAAATCGAAACGGAGGGGAAAGAGAAGCGTATAAAGGGCTACGGCACGCCTGACGTGGATATGGCTTTCTTCTCCATCGAGCTGCCGCTCGACATCAAAGTGATCCCGATGGCCGACGACAGCGAGATCAAATCGGGGCATCCGATTGTGATGGTCGGCTATCCGCTCGGCGTGACGAAGATCAGCTACAACGGCATCATCTCGGGGCGTCTTGACCGACCGGGCGATTCGTATGATGGCTACATGACCATGCAAATCTTCGGCAGCCCGGGATCGAGCGGCTCGTCCGTCGTCGATCAGGAGACCGGCAAGATCATCGGCGTGCTCGTCTCAGCCACGCAAGCTTCCGGCGGTTTGCCTGTGATCTTTGCGACGCCGGCCTCTTACCGCAAGTACATGCTCGAGCTGGACAAGGCCGGCGAGTGATCTCATGCACCTCGCCGACAACGAACCGATCGCTCGCTGGTCGTTTCGCTTGTTCAAGGGCTCCTCGTACGTCTACCACGTCCCGCACGCGCCGTGCTGGGCTCATCGCATCTTGCAGCGCGTGCTGCTAGGCGTGATCTGGGAGCGCCTGTGAGCACCGAGCACTTCAGCGACGCCGAGCTGACCTGCAAGTGCGGCTGCGGCTTCCTGCCCCCGCAGTCGGAGCAGGACCGGCTCGAGCGGCTGCGCGTCGCCTACGCGCGCCCGATGCGCGTCACCTCCGGCGGGCGCTGCCCTGACCACAACGAGAAGGTGTCCGGCACCGGGCGCACCGGGCCCCACACGAAGGCCGCGTTCGACATCGAGGTGGGTCGCGGCAACGCATTCGATCTCATGGTGCTGGCGCCGCAGTTCGGCTTCACCGGTATCGGCTTCAAGCAAAAGGGCGTGATCCGCTTCGTGCACCTGGACGCGCTACCGAACGAAATCGGCCAGCCTCGGCCTACCATCTGGAGCTACTGAAATGAGTTTCCTCGCGTTCCTCCCCTTGATCGGCAAGATCGTCGACAAGATCATCCCAGACCCCGTGGCCGCCGCCGAAGCCAAGCAGAAAGCCGCGGCGCTCGCCATGCAGGGCGAACTCGCCTACCTCGACGCCGACGTGAAGCTGGCGATCGGGCAGATGGAGATCAACAAGGAAGAGGCGAAAGATCCGTCGCTCTTCAAGAGCGGCTGGCGCCCGGCAGTGGGCTGGCTGTGCGTCGCCGGTTTCGCGTACATGGCCGTTATCCGGCCTATCGTGCCGTGGGTGGCTCAAGTCGCCGGGCTCAACGTGCCGCCCATGCCGCCCGTAGATACGAGCGAGATCATGGCGATCCTGATGGGTATGCTCGGTTTGGGCGGCATGCGCACTGCGGAGAGAATCAAAGGGAAGGCGTGATGCGAGATGGATGGACCGACTAGCCGATGGACATCTTCGGCAGCTTGATTCAGTGGGTACGGGACGGCTGGTCGAAGATCAAGCCGTTCTTCGTCGTCGACGCTTTCGAGACGGCGGGCGTGCTGCGCTTCGGCCAGTATCATCGCACCGCGGCGCCTGGTTTTCATTGGAAGATCCCGTTCGTAGACGACCCGATCGAGATTACCACGGTCGAGCAGACCTGGCGCTCGCCCGCGCAGCCACTCACAACGAAGGACGACGTGGCGGTGACGGTGATGACGGTGGTACGCTACAGCATCCGCGACGTGAAGCCCTACATCGTGCTCATCTATGACCAAGGCGACGTGCTGGCCGACCGTACGATGGGGCTTGTGCGGCGACACGTCGCTAAGTCGACCTACCAGGAGCTGATTGCTGCCGAGGAGCCTGAGAAGGCGATCGCCACAGCTCTGCGGCGTGCGGTTGGAAAGTACGGCTTTGAGGTGGAGGAAGTGACGTTCACCGGGTTCACGAAGGCTCGGCCGTTGATGCTCATCACCCAGGCGGTGCAGGCGGACATGGTAAATTGAGAACTGTCGAAAATTCGACAAAAAGGCCCGGAATTGCGGGCCTTTTGGTTTATCCAGTACACCATTGACAAATCGAAAACACGAGGGTAAATTCAAATCCTATGAACCTCGACCACGCCACGGAGACCGCCATGAAGATGATCGTTATCGCGCTGTTTGCCGCTGTTGCCTTGACCGCCTGCGACCGCGACGCCCAAGTGGCGTCCCGCAACATCTCGCAGGCATCCGATATGTTCGAGATCAGCCGCCGGGTCGTGTTCTTCAACGGCATCACGGACCAGTACCTGCTTTCCGTCGAAGGGCGCTGCTCAATCGACATCGACCGCGTACAGGTGCTGGCCGTGACCTGCAAGACCGGCGAGAAGGCGTACAAAAAGCACTACCTCGGCCTGTCGGATAACGTCAGCTATTTCGTCGAGCAACTGGCGACGGCGGATGTGAGCGTGTACCACTACCGCGTCATCTTCAAGCCGCAGACGATCATCCCCGACGTGGACTTCCGCGGCGACACACAGGAACTTCGGAAACTCCCGTGAACCTCGACCAACTGTTCCGTACCCGCTACCTGCCGCACGTGCGGCGTACCCTCAAGCCCCGCTCGGTCGCCGAGTACGCTCGGCTCTCCGAGAAGGTGATCTTGTCAGCCTTGGGTGCCATCAAGCTCGAGGAGATCACCCTGGACAGGGTCGAGGAGTGGCACGCGGGCCAGGACGCCGCCGTACAGGCGAACCGGGCCCTTGCGGTTCTGTCGGCGGCTCTGACCTACGCGGTGATGCGGCGCCTGTTGCCGATTAACCCCTGTCACGGAGCGGCCCGTAATCGAGAAAAAGGCAAAGAGTTCTTCTACATGCCGGACCAGACTCAGGCGATCCTCGCCGCCGCGGCTGCCTGGCCTGACATCCGGGGCCGGTATCTCGCCTTGACCCTCCTGACGGGGGTCCGACCTGACGAACTGCTGGAATGCGCCCCTGCGTGGCGCACGGCGGGCGCTGTGCGCTTGCCGGACGCTAAGACGGGGGGCAGGACGGTCTACGTGTCCCCGGCCGCAGAAGCGATCCTGGACGTTCTGGTGCCGGACCCGGTAACGGGGCGGTACTTCCCGGCCGGGATGGATCTGCGGCGGGCATGGGAGGGCATTGTCCGCAAGGCCGGGGTGCCGCCGGCGCGGCGCTACGACCTGCGTCACACGTTCGCCAGTGCGGCGCTTGCCACGGGCGCAACCTTGGACATCGTGGGGCGGTTGCTCGGGCACAGGAAGTATCAGACGACTTTGCGTTACGCGCATCTCGCCCCGGACGTCGGGGTCAACGCTGCGGCTGCAGCGGCGGCCCGCATGGGAGCCTGACGAACATGAATGCGCCGGTCTCACCGATCCACACTGGACCCGCGTCCTTGCGGTGAGATTGGCGCTACCTGTCTGCAATAAGGTTTACGACGAGGCGAGAGGAGAAATGATATGGCGCTGACGACATACGAACGAATCAGGGGTGCACTTGCTGGCGTAGGCAACTCTGGCGATCGCATCCTGGAGGACGTGAAGCAGTTGCGTGAGTTTGCGAAGCACGTTCCCGATGGCCCGGAGCGCAAGCTGTTCGATCTGTGCCTAAAGAGCATTGAGGCGCAGGCCGAACAACTCCAGACCAAGGACGAGTGATCGCTACTTCTACTGACTGCACCGCATACGAGGAGAAAGAGATGAGAGACAGCGAAGTCTACGCGCAGGCGGCAAAGTTGATGGAAGATGGAAACAGATGGGTGACAGGCAGTTGTTGCTGGGCCATCCAGCTTGCCAAAAATCCGAACTGCGAAGAAGGCAACCATCGCGCAGACCCGCACTGCAAGGCGATGAAGCGTGTCTATGCGCCGCGCTCAAGAGATGCGTACTGGATGGGCGACAACCTCGATCCGACGGCCAATGAAGTTCGCATCCTCGCCCTGTGTTTCATGTCTACGCTGGCGGCAGGCAAAGACTGGTCGCTGCGGTAGGTAATGCGGGCGCTTTAGACCAACGAACGAGAGGGGCAAGAATGAAAGTCGTCATCAATGCGTGCTTCGGGGGCTTCTCCATCAGCCTAGATGCGGCCCGTCACATGGCTGCTGCCGGTAGCCAAGCCGCCGCAAAGGAAGTAGCCGAGTACGAAAAGGAACTGCGGGACTTCGCTCAGTACAAGTCCACCGGCGAGCTACCTGAAGGCGCGGAGCGGTTCACCGGCAAGATGTGGGACATCAGCATCAAGTACAACCAACTGCCCAAGTTCCACGGCTACGGCCCTGACGGCCATTACGAACGCAACGACCCGCTTCTGGTCGCCGCAGTAGAAGCCCTCGGGGGCAAGGCCAATGGCGAGCACGCGAAGCTGAAGGTGGTGGAGATCCCTGACGGCACGGACTACGAAATCAGCGAATACGACGGCAACGAGCACATTGCCGAGAAGCACAGGACTTGGGCGTGAGCGCCCCTATCTTCGGCACGACGAAGATTCGCTTGGACAGCTACACAACGAAGCTGGAGGAACGATGAGCATGGCAACGCTGGAACGGGCGACTCTCGCCAACGCGAAAGTTGTCCTGAAGAACCCGAAACTCAAGATGAAGGACATCTTGGAGTGGTCAACTGGGCGCTGCAAGCCGCAGGCCGGTGAGGTCGAGGTTCGCGTCGATGATCCTGGCGCGTGGGTCTGCGTCCTGAAGGAGCACGACAAGAGGGCGGCGAAATGAAGCCGTCGCCCTCTACCCCAGGCGGCGAAGGTCGCCGCCCGCATGACGACAAGGGCCGCTATGTCCCGCTGCTGTGCCCTGATCCCGATTGTTCGGGGATGCTCAAGCTCGAAGGAGATGTGTGGGTGTGTGACGGCTTGGTGGACCCGAACCATCCCGACAAGGAACTAGTCGCCTGCCACTTCATGCACGTTGACGGAGACAAGTACCCATGACCGATCCGCAAGGTGCGCCTATCCAAGACGACGATGTTTGCGGGTTTTGCGGCCTTCCGGGGGCCGACAAGATTCCGCATCCGGTTCGCTGGCCCGGCGAAGATAGTGCAGGGACAGAACTGGTACATGCCGAGTGCGAGAACGCCGAGTGCCGACGCGCCCACAGCCTTCTATCAGACAAGCAACGTGCTGACTTTCTGAGGACTATATGACTTCGCCCAATGAGGCAGAGCAACTAAAGCAACTGGCAATCGAAATGCGCCAGCGGGGCAATCGGCTATGTAATGCGGACATTCTTCCGCAAGACTGGATAGACAGGGCTGCCGACGAATTGGATGCTCTTGCGCTGCGGTCTGCCACACAGCGAAGCGAGCCGGATGCCGCCGCGCTCCGATACCTGCTCGACAGTACGGCCCCCGATGGCCAATGGGCAGATCAAGCCGTCCACAACTTTGTCGGCGCGATGCTCAAGCAATCGCCCCCGCCTGCGACCGCACGAAGCGATCTATCGCCCTTTCAAGGTCGCGTCGCGCCGTTCATGGAGCACTGCTTCGGGCCTGAGATCAGCGCGGACACGGTGGAGCGTTACCACCGCTTCATCGAGGAATCACTAGAACTGGCCCAGGCGCTCGGCTGCTCGGCGCAGGACGCGCACATGCTGGTGGACTATGTGTTCAGTCGGCCTGTCGGTCAGCCGCATCAGGAGGTTGGTGGCGTGATGGTAACGCTCGCCGCGCTATGCCTGGCTGCCGACCTCGACATGCACATCGCTGGCGAGAATGAACTCTGGCGCGTGTGGGGCAAGATCGACGTGATTCGCGAGAAGCAACGCAACAAACCGAAAGGCTCTCCCATACCGCAAGCGCCGCAGTCGGAGAGACTAACGATTCCGAAGCAAGCAGATATTCTGTTGGCCTGCGGTGAAATGACGGCGAGCGAACTACGGGCAGCTAAGGCCGCGCTCACTTGGTTTATCGCTCGTTCGTCTGGCAACGAGGAGCCGAAATGAAACTGGATGTTTGCCAGAAGTGTCACCACACCACGCCGTTTCGGGACGAGCGATGCAAGGAATCTACGTGCCCGTTGCTCTCCAAGTCCTCCGAGCAGCCAAGAGCCCCCGGAGCAATCGACCAGCGCGACGGCTTCGGCATGTGCGCTGCGCCACTGTCCTCCGTGGAGCCAGACATCAAGGCTCATCAGGAGAGGTTCGAGCGCAAGGTGGAAGCTACGCTCGCCGCGCTCCCCTCAGAGAAGCCGCAGCCATCGGCCACACCGCACACTGCTACGTGGGTGGCAAGCGTCATCAACGAGAACCCGCTGATTCAGTCTCTACTCTACGACATCGACCTGTTGCCCGAGCAGATCAAGGAAAGCGACGAACGGCGCTACGGCTATATGCTCGCCGTGATCGGCCACATGAAGGCGGCGCAGTCCGCAACTGCACCGCTTGCAACTGAGCACCGGGCGCGCGGCCTAACGCCGGAGGTAGTGGCAACGCACTACCCTCAAACGCAGCATCAGCCCGACGAGTGCGAGATATGCGACTGCGTTTTCAAGATCGCAGCAGAGGCGCTGGCCACAGCAGATAAAACAGCGAGCGGCAAGGGGCAAGGATGAACAGCACTGAACACCTGCTGACGAAGCTGATGGAGGAGTGCGCCGAGGTTACGCAGGAAGCATCCAAGGCTTCGATCTTCGGCCTTCAGGAAGTGATGCCTGGACAGCCGCTCACGAACCGTGATCGCGTGCTGAAGGAATTAAACGACGTGTGGGCGATGTGCGAAATGCTCGACTTGGCGATCGTAGACCGCGATGCCATCGAGGCCAAGAAAGCGAAGGTCGAGAAGTACATGGAGTACGCCCGTAGCATCGGAACCTTGGTAGACGAGGTGGCCGCTACGGAGAGGAGCAGCAAGTGAGTGCAGCGATGATCCGTTCGTACTACGAGAGTCAGCACGACATTCTGCGGGCGATCCAGTCGTTACACCTGCCGGAAGGGTACGAGTGCGACGTGACCTACGGGAACGGCAACTTCTGGAAAGAACTCCCCAGGCCTGGGTTGTGCTTCGATCTGACACCTCTGCACGATGGCGTGGTCCAGGCCTGCTCCACCATGCTTCCACTTGAAAGCGGCTCCCTCAACAACATCGTTTTCGACCCGCCTTTCCTGACATACGTTAAGAACGGGCGCGACCACAAGAACGGTGCGGTAGCCATGACGAAACGCTACGGCGGTTACTACGCATACGCCGAGTTGGAAGATCACTACCAGCACTCCATCAGCGAGGCCTGGCGGGTGCTGAAGAAGGGCGGCAAGCTGGTGTTCAAGTGCCAGGACATCATCCACAACCACGCCATGCACTGCACGCACAACCGCGTCATCAATATGGCCGAGATTGAAGGGTTCCGGCTTCTCGACCTGTTCATCCTTCCGGCCAGGTCCAGGATGCCGGGGCCGCAGAAAGGGACGCAGCGCCATGCTCGGGTGTGGCATTCCTATTTTCTAGTGTTCAGAAAACCATAATGGCTGCAATTTCCACTAGCACGAAGGGCACGAAATGACCGTAGATGATATTGACAGGATTCGTGGGTGGCTGGTGCGCTACGTCAAGCCACAAGACCGCAGGGACATCGAACGACTTTGCGAGGCAGCCATGCTA